CGATTTTATATTTTTAGAGTTACCCATACAGGTATAAAACAACGTTGTAGGGGGTACTCCCAAGAGATTTGGATAAAAAAATACCCCGCAGGGTACTCCCAACGGGGTGGCGGGGGATATGTGGTATATCTCCCGGCAGGACTTAGTCCCATTGTACAGTCCAGACAGCGATTTGTCAAGAAAAAAACACCTGATTGCACCTTTTATTGTTTTTTTTGTTGACTTACATACATGTAGACGGTATACTTGTGTTGTGGGGCTAGATTTATCTAGCACATGCCAACGAAAAACCCTATTGACATGTTAATTTGGGCAATGTAGGCTACAGAAATTGGTCCCACGCTTAATAATGTAGGCAATCGACATGTTTGAATCATGGTTACTAGTTTGTTTGTCGGTTTCACCTGACACTTGCGCCGAATTACAAGACACAAAAGGTCCGTATCCTACAGAACAGCAGTGTATCGAACGAATAGTAGAGATGCGGGAGTTCGTCAGTGCTAGTCACCTATTTGAATTAAACATCAAACACCGTTGCAAGATCGTTTCAGAAGAAAATAACGATGAATCTACTTCCCCAGACACACAAAAAGAAGGAATTGAGTCCTCAACAGGAACAATTCTTGGAACTTCTATTTGAAAATGGTGGTCAGGTAACTGCTGCTGCCATTGATGCTGGGTATTCACGTGGATCAGCCGCTTGGCTGAAGTCCACACTTGCCGATGAAATAGTTGAACGAACCAAAACCATCTTAGCTACCAATGCAATGAAGGCAGCTAACCGTGTTATTTCAACTATAGACAACCCCGCCCCCGAAAGAGGTGACGATTTGCGCCTCAAAGCTGCCGAATCGCTCCTCAACCGCGTAGGGGTGGCAAAGCAGGAACAAATAAACCACAACGTACAGGCAATACACGGTGTAGTCCTGCTGCCGCCCAAGAAAGAGGTCGTCATAGACGGATAAAACTGATGGAAATTTTTAAACGAGTATTCAACCCCGATTCAGTCTTCAAGAAAGAAGACGGCAGCTTGATACCCATGAACGATGCACGTCGCATTCTCATGGGTCGCGTCGAAGATATGGACGATATTGAAGCTGGAGAGTATGTAACTGGGCAACTAAAGAAGTTAGGTTACAATCTGAAGGATATAAAAAACCAATCTCGTCCAGCGCAGAAGAGCCAAGAGACACAGTAGTCTTGTCCGAAGCTGCACCAAAACGAACATATAACCTGTCCACCGCTGAACGTGCCCGTCGCGGGGCACAGAAGCGTTTGAGGGCAGCAAAGAAAAAAGCCGCACAAGCCACTAGAAAAGCAGAATCCCAAAGAAGTTATGCTAAGAAACTTGAAGAAACAATTGGACGAGTTGAAAAAGGAGTTACTGGAAGCGGAACGACTGTCATCGATGAGGGAGATCTCTCCCTTCTACCCCCATCCGTTTCCGACCTTGTGGGTGATTCTGAGGTTGTTTTCCAAGCTAATCCCGGTCCTCAAGAAGAGTTTCTTTCAGCGGGTGAACGGGATGTTCTATATGGGGGAGCGGCTGGTGGTGGCAAGTCATTTGCTTTACTTGCTGATCCCTTACGCTATTGTCATAATCCCAATCATCGTGGCCTTCTCCTAAGACGCACCCTCGACGAACTAACCGAATTGATAGACAAGTCACGCCAATTGTATACTAAGGCGTTCCCCGGAGCAAAGTTCCGCGAATCAAAATCAACGTGGCATTTCCCATCTGGGGCCACGATCTGGTTTACTTACCTAGACAGAGACAAGGACGTTACCCGCTTTCAAGGGCAAGCCTTCAACTGGATAGGTATCGATGAAATAACACAATACCCGACACCCTACGTCTGGGACTACTTACGTTCTAGACTACGTGCCACAGATCCCGAACTACAAAACAGTCTGTATATGCGTTGCACAGCCAACCCCGGTGGAGTTGGTGGCTGGTGGGTCAAGAAGATGTACATTGACTCCCGCACGGAAAACGTAGCTTTTCCTGCATACGACATAGACACGATGAAGCCGTTTACGTGGCCCAATGGTCACGAGAAGGCAGGTCAGCCGTTGTTCTACCGCAAGTTTGTTCCTGCACGGTTGACCGATAATCCCCACCTCATGGCTGACGGACAATACGAGGCCATGTTGCGTTCGCTCCCAGAAGTTGAGCGGAAGAGACTTCTCGACGGGGATTGGGATGTGGCAGAGGGAGCGGCCTTCCCAGAATTTTCACGAGCGAGACATGTGGTCGAACATTTTGAGCTTCCCACGAACTGGCCCCGCATACGTGCCGCCGACTACGGCTACGCAAGTCCGTCGGCGGTTCTTTGGGGTGCTATTGACTGGGATGATAATATTTGGATATATCGTGAGTTGTATGCAAAACACTTGACAGCAGAAGACTTAGCTGCTAAAATACTAGAAGTAGAACAACTTGACCCGTTACCTCATTACACTGTATTGGATTCTTCGTGTTGGAACAAGACGGGTATGGGTCCGTCGATAGCAGAAACCATGATGAGATGCGGAGTTAGGTGGACACCATCTGACCGTAATCGTATTCAGGGTAAGATGGAAGTACACCGCCGATTGGCAGATGACCCCTACACAAATGAGCCACGCCTTCGCATATTTTCTTCCTGCCAGCATACCATTAAACAACTTGCAGGAATACCTCTCTCTAAAACAAACAGCGAAGATGTGGACACAAAAGCGGAAGACCATGCATATGATGCGTTACGATATATGGTAATGACACGCATGAGCGGATACGCTGCAATACACCAACAACTAGGCGCAATCAAGAACCACGTATACAAGGTTCAAGATGAAGTATTCGGATACTAATCGATGGCACTAAATCCTGAAACAGCTACCGCCCGTGAAGTTGCAGAACTGTATGCAACTGAACAGAAACTGTCTGTAGGTGCAAAGGCATATGGTAATATGGTTGCCAAGTATCTGGGCGATGTTGCCGATCAATCTGGATCAGCCATAAGTATATTCACTCCTGATGAAACTGGAGAAACACTTCTATCCAAAACATTTAAAAATTTGGACTTGGAAGTAGACAATCCAAAACAGTCTATGCAAGCCTTACGACAGGTAGGTTTGCGTATCGCCAGAGAACTTCCAGCTAATAGTAATATATTAGCTTTTTTACCTGAAGAAAAGCCTGACACACCAAAGAATGTTAAAATCTTTGGCATCAAGGAACCAGCAAAAGCTGTATCAGAGGTATCTATAAAAACAGATGCTGCAACTATGCAGAATTTCTTTAGGCAAGTTGCAGAGATAGCAAAAGACCCGAAACAAGAAGCTGCAGCTATGGCTGTGCTTTTTAACATGCAGAATGGTCTTCGTCCCAATGCAGTATCTCAACTAAAAACAAGTTCCTACTATCCTGATACTCGTGCTATCTATATATCAGCAGAAACAAAGGGTGCAAAGGGACGTAGAGTTAATGTTCCCCTAAATGATATTGGGGATGCTATTCTACAGTCTAGGCTACAGGACGGTAAAACAGCGGGTGGTTATTTTTTTGTAAAGGAAAATGGTAAACCTGTTTCATCAACAGATATGACCAACGTTTTAAAACAGGTCAAGATACCCGGACTGATTTTTGATTCTGCAACAAACAAAACATTTGATAGTCTAGCTCCTGAAGGTAAAGCAGGAGAAGTCCCCGGAAAAAGGGGAGCCGCACTTCTTAGAAACCTTCACACTAAAGTTGCACAACGTAGTGGTATATCCTTTGAACGAATTGCATACTTACAAGGTAGAAGTTTGAAGGCTGCTGCTGAAGGCTCTACAGGAGAGGTTACAGGATACGCCCAAGAGTACCCCGGCGACTTAGATCCAAAGGGACCGGATGCACGTAACGCAAACATTGTGTCCACGTATTTTGCAAATGCAGCTTCTGAAGCAGGGTTTAACATAACTGAATCCGTGCCACCACCAGAACAAAGAGTTGGCAGAGGCACACCGGGATACGAAGCTTTCTTTGATGCACCCGTTGAAACTAAGAAGATGCCAACATCTGCTGCTTCTGTCGAATCTGCTGCTCCATCCAGCCCTGCAGATTTCAGTCCAGAAACTAAGGATGCCCTTACCAAAGCAGGTTTCAAGATAGACTTTTCTAAATTATCATCAATAGCTACTGGTGTTGCTACCACAGCAGGAACTGCTCTTGCTGGAACGGCACTCTACGAAGCTATTCGTGATCCTAAAGGGGCTGGAGCAG